TCCGTTATCCCTTCTTTTTTGAAGGACGGCCACGCTTCTTAGCAGGTTTTGTTTCCCACGCCTCATTCACATCAGGAGTAGAAGGGTCGTCTGCTTTAAGCGTACCGTCATCATTTCGAGCACGAACTTTCTCGACGCCGATGCCCCGAGCTGCAAGTTCTTCTTTAGAAGCTGGTTTGAATCTACTCATAACCTAGCTCCTTATGCTGCTGCGATTGTGGCACCTGTGTCAGAACGCTTCCAGTTTGTTCCGTCAGAGAAAGCCAAAATTGCGGAGCCTGCGGCACCGTTTGAAACGTACACGATAGTACCTGCTCCAGCATCGGAGGCTGAAGGTGCGTTTGCTACTGTGTAAGTTGGAACAATAATATCACCAACAAAGCCATTGGTGGAGGTCACTGGACCTGAAAAGGTAGTATTCGCCATGAATATGTCCTCACATGCGAGTTAAGTGAATCTGTCTGCATGTCGTCAGTCGGGCCTGTCAGATTCACGGGATAGTCCCGATAATTAACAATCTACCACCGTATAACGTGATATGTCAACAATAAGAAAAGGGGCCACCGAAGCAGCCCCCTCTTTTAACGTGTCACCTAGCTTATGCGCCGGGGGAACCGTAGATACCCAGTGGGTCAGATACACCGAAGCTGTAACGCTCACGAGCTTTGTAGCGGCTGTTGCCAGTATCAAAGTCAGCGTCCATCGAAGTAGCCATTGGGCTACGTGTGAAGTGCTTCAAGCCGTTTGGAACGTCTGTCATCAAGAACCATGCGTTGGTGTCTGTCAGATAGTGGTTGACAGTGTAACCTTCAGGAATTGACCCGTTGTTACGCAGTGCGTTGATGTCGTTGTCTGCTGTGCCTACACGACCCTCGGTATCCAACAAACGTGTTGCAACGAATTGCAACGCTGGCGGAATAACCAATTTGCGTGGTTTAGCAGCAATCAACAAGCTACGCTCGTCAGTCCAACCTGCAATCTGAATAACAGCCGCTTCCAAAGAAGTTTCGTTAAGATCAGCCGCAACTGTTGGACGGTTCGAGTTTGAACCACCAGATACCAATGGGTGATCGGTAGCACACAAGGATTTACCGTCACCGTATGTGGTGCCTGCAGCGAACGCGTTGTTAAGGATTGATGCAGCCTTAACTTGCTTGGTGTACGCCATCGCACGAGCGAGTGCTTTAGTATAACGAGATGACAAGGAGTCATACAGGTTATCTTCAATAGCTTCCTCAGTGATTGAGAAACCCATTGCCACTGTTTCGTGTGTATAGCGAGCGGACCATGCTTCTTGCGCGTTGTCGTACTCGATTGCAGAGCCTTCGTCTTTGACTGGGGCTGCTGAGAAACCGGATAATTTGGTTTCTTCCTCAAATGAACGGTCTGAGGACTCTGTTTCAAAAATTTCGGCGTGTTCTTCACCGTATTTTGCGTATTCCATTCCGAACAATGCGTTCAGGCCGGGGAGCAGCTCTTTAAGTAGCTGGGCGCGTGAAATAGCCATGTTTTATTCTCCTTATACGCCAGTTGCGTTCTGATACTGGTGCATTCCAAAGTTGAACTTAACGACCAGCTCGACATATGTGTCTGCAGCGGTTGCTGTCTCGGCCACTACGTCAATGACGCGGATTGGCAAAGTGTTCGTAGTGGCTGCTGAAGTCGAAAGTACAGCGACCTTCGAGTTCCCAGTTGCGGTGGAACCTGCGTTTTGAACAAGCGACATGTTGTTACCTACAACAGTGCGACCTACGCCAGCGATTACGGTTGTGCCGGACACAACAGCAACTTTATAAAGCTGGTCAGGATCGTCTGCTACGTAAGCAACGATGTCGTTCGCTGCAGTGTTTGCAGGGAAGTATTGGCTATACAACTCATAACCCAAGTTAGGGTCAGTATAGCGACAACCGAGGAATACACCTACGGGAGTTGCAGTTGTAGTGCCTTCGTCTTTTTCAAGCGTGCCGTCGGCGATTAACTTCACAAGGTCTCCGTTAAGAAGATTTGTGTCGTAGCCTGAAGCAATAGGTATTTGACGAGTTGCCCCGGCAAAGACCTGTCCACCGACCAAGTTGATCGGTTTCAGCCCATAGGGGGCGTCAACAGTAGGATAAGCCATTTTAAGCTCCTAAGATTAAGTTCCTTTACCGAAAGTAACCTTCGTTTTCCGTTCATTGAACAGGGGCATACGAGGATCATTTTCTCTCATAAGGTTGTTATCAACGGAGTGCATCTGAGACTTTGCTTGGGTCGAGTAATACTCGTTCCGCTCTTCAACTAACTCCTTTGGAGCCTTACATAGCATCAAACCACCAATAACTATGTTGTCCTTAAAGCGTTCTTGCTCAATGGCAACCATTGTAATTTCTGGATGATCTGTTGCCTTTACAGGCTCCCAACCTTCTCTAAGTTTTGAAGAAACATTGGTGGCGTCTACTTGACCCTGCGTGCTGACGCGGACCCAGTGATAGTCGTACCCTGCCTCGGGCGTCGGAGATGGAAGCACCTCTGGACGAGTCCAAGACTTTTTGCGAACTGTACGCTCACGAGTTTCGAGTTCACGATTAATGCGATTCTCAGCCATTTTGTTTCCTCATATCTATTGCAACCTGTTTGGCGTATTGTTCGGGTGTCAACCCTAACCGTTTGGCAATCTGGACCTGTGTACGTGTCAACGTCACTTTCTTGGGTGCTGTGCTCCGCGTTGCGGGGGCAACCACTTGGGCCTTTTTACGCTTCGGTTCGGCATCCTCAAAATTATCGGGGAAGACCTGACGCATACGAGAGTCAATCGTCTCGTAGTATTCATCACTCTGTGGGCTTACGCCCTGTTTGACAAGTTTGTTGTGCAACCCCAGCGCCAAACTTGTCATTTCATCGTCGCTGCCAAACCATGAATTGTTCTTTTGCCAATTCGCGGCTCGTTCATCGACTTGTACTGCCGGGGCGATCTGTTCTACCTGCGTTTGTACAGGGGTTTCTGTCTCCTGTAAAGCAGGTAATTTGAAGTTTGCTAACCTATCGGACTTAATCTTAGCATTGGTTAGCTTTTCTTGTGCTTCTAGGACAGCGTCTGAATCACCAGATTCGTACGCTTCTTTGTACGCACGCTTGGCTCCTTCGGTTTCAATCGCGGCGTTCTTCTTAGCCTGCTCAAGTAACGCTGTCTGGTTCTTGTTGACGTTGCCCTTTAGCTTTTTGTTTTCTTCCATAAGCTGTTGAGTGACGCGCTCAAGCTCCTGACGCTCTCGGAGAGCTTCTTCTTTAGCTCTACGCTCATCATGGTAGCCTTTGCTGAAATGCTGGATACGCTTGCGAACTTTGTCTGAATAGTCTTCCAACTCTTCGTCAGTGACATCAGTCGGCGGCTCTGACGCTTTACGGCCACGATCAGCTTTCGGCGTATCGTCAACAACTTCAACTTCAAAGTCGTCATCGTCAGTATCCACTTCACCTTCAGGTTCAGGAGCGGCATCTGCTCGGAAGTCATCCGCAGTCTTTTTGCCAGAGATGTCGATCTCCACTGCGCTAGACTCTTCGATAGCCATTTTGTTGTCATCTTCATCATCGGGAAACTCAAACTCTACTTTTTGAAATGCCATATCTATGCCCTCTGAATGCCACTAGGGTCGGTTACGACGGCTTCTACGGAGTCATCGTTCATCAAACGATACTCTACACCGCCAATGGTAAAGCGTGTCCCTGAGTTCATACGGAACATCACGAAGTCACCCTCTTTACACCAAGCTCCATCGGGGAAGCGGTCTTTGTCCGCGTATGCCCCGTCGCCCATATCAACCACCAAGCCAATGATAGACATGATGTGGTCTTGGGTTTTGGCTGTTTCAGTTTTTAGGATAGACGTCCCTGCTACGGTCTCTTCCGGTTGCGGTAGTGCAACAAGAATGCGGTAGCCCACGGGTCGTGGTAATTGTAGTTCTAGTTCAGCATCGCTGATTTTAACTGTTTCTTCAGTCATCATCGTTTTCCATATAGTTTCGCGCAAGGTCTTCAACATACGATTTGCTGGCTTCGAGACCCCGAATTAAGCCAACAACCTCCCTATAATTCGCGTAATCTTTAGGTGACCCCGCGGATAGGAAACTCTGTGCAGACGAGATGTCCTCGTCGATTTTATTTTTCAGCACGTCAAAGACGGTTTTAGCCATGATGTGTTATGACTCCTTCTTAGGTTTTTGGTTCTGTGCGTTCTGCATCATGCGTTCGACTTCAAGGTCGATTTTAGCATTGGCGGTACGGCGGTCTGCCGCCATTTTAAGCCCGTCTTTTTTCGCGGTAAGCACCAACTCTTCTTCTTCGAGCTTTAACTTCTTTGCCTCTAGCATAGTATCTACTTGATTTTTCTGGGCTTTGAGCTGTAGTTCAGCTTGTTTAATCTGAGCATCAGCTTGATCTTTTTGAACTTTACGTTGTTCTTCGGCCTGTTTGATCTGCAGCTCGGCCTGTTTCATCTGGAGGATGGGGTCTTGCTGCTGCTGTTGAGCCTTCTGCTGCGCTGCCTGTTGCTGGTTTGCCTGCGTAAGTTGCTTGCCTGCGTCTGCGACTAGCCGTGACAGTTGGACCTCCATATCCTCGTCCATCTCCTCGTTTGGAGCGGGGAGCGGTACACCCAACTTCTCTTCGATCTTCGTGCGATACGCGAACCCGAGATGCTCGGCGATATGTGCCTGTAGCGAGGCCATAATCTGTTTTGCCTGCGGGTTCTGCCCAATCATCTGAGCCATCATCGGGTCTTGCATGAACGATGTATGCGTAGCGATGTGAGCTTCGTGGTCTTGGTAGATAAACGCTTTCATCGGCTTGCCGACCAACGCATCCATGTTCTCGCTGATTGGGTCTGTGGGCTTCGCATCGTCCCTCGTGGGCACGAGTTTATCTGCGTTCTTCACGCCCAGCACTTCTATCATCTGACGATGTAGCTGCGGTAAGTCATAAATCTGTGGAGCTTGCGCTGACATCTGCAGGACTGTTTGGTACTGGACCACCCGCTGTGCCATCGTAGAGTTGTTAGGGTCGCTCACAGGGATCACATCGACCATCAGGTAGTCAGACCGCTTGGCACTCACTTCGCCTCTGTGCGGGACGTACGCGTACTCTGCGGGGGCATACTCCGCCATGATAGCCTTGAGGAGCTTGAACTCCTGCTTCATAGCATAGTGTACACGTGCTTGGACCGCGGCCATAGGTTTAAGCGTGCGCTCCAACAGAGCCAACGTCGTGCCCACAGGAGCGTTAGCGGACATGTCAGAGATGTCCATATCGCTAATCGCACCCAATCTGCGACCTTCAGACGTAATTTGGTTCAACAGGGCGAGAAGGGTTTGGCTAGGTTCTTTGTAGGGAAGGGGCATGATGTTGTCACGGATAGACCCCGATGGTACATCTACGTCCTTAAACTCGCCCGGATTGATCGGTGAATCGTCCCCCTTGATACGTAGTCCACGGGACTTTAACCCTCCCGGGAGGTTGGAGAGCGTACCAGCATCAACGAGCTGACGTATCAAGGAAGTCCCAGCACGGGCATATCCACCGATAATGTGGATCAATCCGAGTCCATAGAACCCAAATCCCGGCACATAAACATAGTGGACGAAGTGCTGACGTTTGAGTGTGAGAGGATCACCCTCCTCGTAGTTTCTACGGATCGCCAGCACTTCGCCACTTCCACGCTCAATCGTAACAACATACGGGCGGGCAATCCCGTCGTCGTCATCAACACCCTCAATCAAGAGGTCAGCGTGTATTTCATAGATAGCGTACCGCTCATCATTCGTTAGAGAATACCCACCATCTTCGGCTTTTTTCTCTTCAATATCAGTATGGTACGGCTCTGGTTCACCAAGGTCGATGTCTCGATAGAATCCGGCAGCTTGGAGCTTCTTCAATTCGTTCTTTGTCTTGCGCATGACGTGCGTTACACGCTCTGCGGCCTCGATATTCGACGCGCCATAGGGCACAATCACGTCTTCTGCGGAGATATAAATAGACGCCTGACGCCCTAAATTAGGGTCAAAATACACCTTTTTGAACGCCGATCCAGCCAAACCAAGGCTATACAACATTCGCTCGTGTTCTGGACGATACTCAATCATATTCTCAGTGAGTTCGTAGTTCATGTCGGACCTAACACGGGCCGCGGCTTCCTCTTTTTCCTTGGTTTCTTCGCCAAGAATCTTCGTCTTCACTGGTCCTGCAGCGGGGAACGTCTCAGTCATTGCCTCTGCTTGGAACCGAATAGCTGCTTCTGCTAGGATTGTAGAGTTAACTCCACACGCGCCTTCCCATGGGTCCATACGCTCTTCGTACTTGAAACCCAGCACGTCCAGACCTGTAACAAACGTATCCGCCCAGTCTTTACGACCTTCGATGTCGGTCTCAACTTGACCCACAAGATCACTAGACAACTCATTTAAGTGTGATTCATCAAGGACTTCGGCCAAGTTCATACCAAACTCGGTAAAATCCATCTCGTCACCGGGGATAATGGTGATCTCCATGCTACCGTCGTCTAGTGTAACCGACTCGGGATCAACGATCTCGATCTCTAGTTCAGAAACATCCATTTCTTCCACGCCGTCCAAACCACCTTCGAGATCATCCTCGAAACCTTGTGGTGCTGCGTATAGTCCTTTTTCAATAGCCATAGCTAAATCCCCTAATAATACCCGCCTCGACGTTGTTTAAAGAACCGCTGTTCTTCAGGTTCATCGGTAGGCAAACGAATAAACCCTCCCTGCCGAAAGCGCATAAGGGCCATCACCGTAGAGTCTACGAGGTCATCATTACTCATAAAGGGAAATCCTGCAATCTCTTCGACAACTTCTTCAGCCCACCGTGTCTGCGGCACCCACACAATTTCGGACGCAATTATGTCCGCTACGGAGTTGAGACGTGCCGTTTTGTCTCCCGACCCCCTGTGAGGGGTATACTCCGATACTGGCAAGCCCATACGCCGCATCTCTTGATACAGGGCTACACCAGAGCTTTTCTTCTCCACAATGAACGAATCTGGTTCCCAGTCTTGGTACTCTTCCATTGCAAGCTGTTTAAGCTCTGGGAACTCCATACGCTGTTTGATGCTATTTAACAATATAATATTGTACGCGTTGGTCTCATCGTTCAAGAATACACCCCATGTGGTAAGGGCTGTATAGTCTGCACGGTTATGTCTCTCGGCTGCGGCGTCAAGCGACATGATAATATACTCGCAGGACGGAGGCTGCTCGTGCATCCACGTTTGCCACCACTCTCGTTTTACGATGGCGGCTTCTTCTGCAGTGGGTTTTTGCTGGTACTGCGCGTTCCACTGGAACGTAGGCATTGACGCTTTGGTGCGCAGTAAAGCCTCTAAATCAAAGAACTCAGGCCACAGAGGCTTCTGAACTTCTTTCTTTGTCTTCTTGTTAAGAACTTCTAGTATAGCGGGGAACTCAACCACCTCATACTGGTCTGAGCGTTCGTTCTGTGTCATGTCACGCACAACACGGCCTGTCAGGTCATCCATGTGCCACCGTGTCTGTATGATCGCTACACGGCCTCCCGGCATCAAACGGGTACGAGCACCGAAGGTGAACCACTCATATGCCTTCTCAAAGACCTCAAAGTTGCCGTTGATAACATCTTGTTCTGAGTGTGGATCATCCACAAGTAACAAGTCAGCACCACGGCCTGCAAGTGCAGAGCCAATACCGCACGCATAGTATTCTCCCCCTACATTAGTGTTCCACCGTCCTGCTGACTTACTATCAGACGCGAGCTGCACGGTAGGAAATATCGAACGATACTGATCTGTAGCAATCAAGTTACGTACTTTACGACCAAAATCTACAGCAAGATCAGTAGTATGCGAGACCATCATAACTTTTTTGTCTGGGTTTCGCCCTAAAAACCACGCTGGGTAGAAGATAGAAACGAGCTGTGACTTGCCATGACGTGGTGGAATATTCACGCAAACGCGGTCTTTATCACCTTTTTCAATACCCATCAGCATGTTTGCCAGTATGCGGTGGTGCTTACCTACGATAAAGTCCGGCAT